GCTTTTAACACCGATGGAACCAAGATGTTTATTGTTGGTTCTGCGGGATTTGACGTCAATGAATATACATTAAGTACAGGTTTTGATATTTCTACTGCAACGTATTCTCAAAACTTTTCTGTATCTGCACAAGACATAAGCCCACAAGGAATGGCTTTTAATGGCAACGGGACTAAGATGTTTATTTTGGGTCAGGATGGAGATGATGTTAATGAATATACATTATCTACAGGATTTGACGTATCTACAGCATCTTATTCTAAGAGGTTTTCTGTAGATCCACAAGAAACAAGCCCAACAGGAATAGCCTTTAACACAGACGGTACCAAGATGTTTATTGTTGGTCAAACAGGAGATGACGTAAACGAATATACAATTGGTACTTGGACCTCTAGAAACAGAATGAACAAGACACAACTAGAAGCTGTCACAGATGCCAACCACTTTACTCTAGGCGACGATCTTGATTTGGCGATTATCTTTAATCTTTCTAAAGGCTCGACTCCTCCTTCGAGTGACGGGGTTTCAGTAAACTACGAGGGTTTATTAATTAACGAAGGTGCCATTCTTGGAACAGATTACACTTTTAACACTCCAGCACAGAATAGCGTAAAAATTACGGCTGTTCAAGCAGGCAACTACAAAATAAGAGTACTATAGGAGAATATAGATGGCTACGTGGACACACGAATGTTTCTTAGACGGTAAAACAGAAGTAGTATTATAAACTATAGGACAAGGCCGTGGCATTATCAACAACACCTGATACTCCATCCGTATTTGGCGGAATTGGAGTCTCGGCAACAAAATTAAGGATTAAACTATGAAAACAGTTATCGAAACCTCAACAAATCTTTCAAAATATATTTTTGAAGATAGTGACAATATTACTATTACGGCAGAAAATATAGAAACGCCGAACTTTATTATAGGAGATTTAAATAGTTCAAATTGTACTATAATAGAAGGAGTTACCCCTCCAGAAGATTGGATTGGTTGTAAATATTTCTATATAGACTCTAATTGGGTCATAAATACAGAGTGGGAAACTCCTGAAAATTAATAACTATAAAAAAGCCCGCTTAGTGCGGGCTTTTTCATTACTTAAATATATCTTGCCAATTTCCTGTCGTACTTGCTCTTGAGTACTCAGTAGCTCGATTCTCAAAGAAGTTAGTATGTTCAACCCCGTTGAGCATATAATCAAGCCAACCTAAAGGATTCTTATCGCTATTAAAAATCTTTTTCATTCCTAGACCAAGTAATCTTCGGTCTGCGATATAACGAATATAATCTTTTACTTCTTCTGGAGTTAGATCAGGTACTTCTGCTCCTTCAAAACAAAGATCAATAAACGCATCCTCTAGCTCTACAGTACGCTCTGCGGCACAGTAGATTTCATACTTTAGTTCATCGTTCCACAACTCTGGATTTTCTTTAATAAAAGTACGAAAAAGCTGGCTCATGCCTTCTACATGCAAACTTTCATCTCGAATAGACCAGGTTACAATCTGCCCCATACCTTTCATTAAGTTATGTCGAGGAAAATTCAATAGAATCGCAAAACTACTAAATAGCTGCACACCTTCTGTAAAACCAGAATAAATAGCCATAGTCTTTGCTATGTCCATTTTTGTACTCATACCAAAGTTTGATAAGTGTTCATGTTTATCAAGCATTTCTTTATGCTGATAAAACTTTTGATACTCATCTTCTTCAAATCCAAGTGTCTCTAGCAAAAGAGAGTATGCTTCCTGGTGTACCGCTTCCATCGCTGCAAATGCTGAAAGCATCATTCGTACTTCGGGCTGTTTAAATGTGGGCAGGTAATGTTTTGCATAACCACAGCACACATCTACATCCGCTTGAGTAAAGAAACGAAATATCTGATTTACAAGACGGCGATTTTCCGGAGAAAGCTTCTCTCGATAGTCTTTTAAATCGTCTGCAAGATTTACTTCGTCTGGAAGCCAGTGCATATGCTGCTGACTCTTATAATGTTCAAAAGCCCACGGATAGTTAAAGGGCTTGTAATATTCACGTTCTTCTAGTAGATTCATTAAATTCCCCACTGCTCTGCCATTGCAGCCGCTATACCAAAATAAGTAATACTTCTCTCATGTCCACTGCCGCCACCAAGTTTTGACTGCCCACTATCAGACTGATTATCCCATCGCATTTTTCCATTTACTTCTCGACCTGGAATGTACTCAGTCTTAGTGAGTGGAGACAGTCCTCGAAGCCAGAGCCCTGTTTTCTTGCTTGCATTTTCACCAAAGTCATATGGTTACACATACTGAGGTCTTGGCATAAAGTCAAGTCGAGTATTTATACATCCAACTGGATTTTCTATACACATTTTTTCTACAGGAGCGTTCCATATATCGGTTATGAACTGTAATGCAGCTTCTGTTTTCTTTTCTCTTTCAGGCTGTTTTTTGTTCCAATGCAATCCGCTTGCAGCTATGTAAGTGCAAGGAGGATGTGCAATCACTAAATCCCAGGTTTCATTGTAAAGAAGCTCTAAACAGTCTCCTTCTATGTGAGGCCCGGGTGCCTCCGTAGGAAGTAGGTCGCAAGAGATTGCATCATGCCCAAGAGCAATGAAACAATCTCTTACTGTTCCACTAAATTCACAAGCTACGAGTACTCTCATCCTTCACACCCCAAACAAGCATTTTCATCTATAGATTCAAAAATCATCTGCCTTAGAGCCGTATCAGAAACTTTATCGGCCCTTTTAAATGCTTCACTTCGTAAATAGTATAGAGTTTTTACTTTCTTTTTCCAAGCCATCATATGTACTGCATGAAGCTCCTGCTTCGAAACATTTGCGGGAAAAAATACATTCAATGATTGACTTTGGCAAATTTCTTTTTGACGATCTGCTGCAAGATCAATTACCCAACGTTGATCAATCTCTACTGCTGTTTTAAATACATCTTTTGTATAATCGTCTAAAAAGTCCAAATGCTGTACTGAACCATTGTTCGTAATAATACTTTTCCATACTTCTTCCGTATTCATACCAAGTTCATCAAGTGCATGTTCTAGGTATTCGTTTTTGAGGAGTGAAGAGCCTGTTTTAGTTTTTTGAACAAAAGCATTAGCACGGTAGGGTTCAATGCTTGGGCTAGTATTACCACAAATGATACTGCTAGAAGCATTAGGAGCGATAGCCAAAAGATGGGAATTACGAATATCATAACCAATAGCGTCAGGACATTCCCCGCGTTCTTTTGCCAGAATCTTTGTAGCACGTTCTGCCTCCGATTTAATTCGCCTAAACATTCTCATGTTAGCACCCTTTGCAAGAGCACTTTCAAAAGCAATGTTATGTCTTTGCAAATAGGCATGAAAGCCCATTGCACCAAGTCCAATACTTCGCTCTCTCCAAGCACTAAATTTTGCTTTTTGTAACTCAGCAGGAGCATTTTCAATAAAGTAAGTAAGTACGTTATCTAACATTCTTACTAAGTCTGGAATAAATTGATCATCATTTTTCCACTCGTCATATTCTTCCAGATTTACACTTGATAGACAGCATACTGCAGTTCTTTGGTTGTCTGTAGCAAGTGTAATCTCGGAACAAAGATTTGACTGATGAGCTTTTAGTCCTAAATTTTTCTGAAACTCAGGCAAAGCCTCCTGAACCGTATCTCCAAACATAATATAAGGCTCGCCAGTTTCAACACGATTTTGAATAAGTTTTACCCAAAGTGCTTTTGCTGATACTGTTTTAACAACTCTTTTAGTATGAGGATCAATCAAGTCCCAAGAATCATCAAAACCTTCAATTCGAGTAGCATTTTCAATAATTTGCATAAATTTATCACTAATTACTACTCCGTGATGCAAATTGATAGACTTACGATTTATGTCTCCTCCGGTAGGCTTACGAATGTCAAGAAATTCTTCAATTTCAGGGTGTGATATATCTAAGTAAGCTGCATAGCTGCCTCTACGAGTTACTCCTTGAGAGAATGCAAGCATCTCTGCATCCACAACTTTGAGAAAAGGAATCACTCCTGTACTTTCGGAGCCATTGCTCGTTTTCGAGCCTACACTCCGAACCCCGCTCCAGTTTCCTCCAATACCTCCGCCAACGGAGCTAAGAAAAGCGTTTTCAGTGTAGTGAGAAGTGAGTCCAGTTCTGCTATCATCAACATGGTTAAGAAAACAACTAATTGGTAGTCCACGGGTTGTTCCTCCATTGCTTAGAATAGGAGTAGAGAACATAAACCATAGCTTACTAGCATAGTCATATAATCTCTGAGCATGAGCATCATCGTCTGAAAATGCTTTTGCTGCCCGTGCAAAAGCATCTTGTGGAGATAGTTCTCCATCAATAAGATACCTATCTTCAAGAGTTTTAATACTAAACTCAGAAAGATAATTGTCTCTTCTATAATTAATATCCATTAATCAAACTTCCGAAGTATGTCTTCCAAATTGTCAGAGCCTATTGCATCATCGCAATATGTTATCAAATCCATCAACTGATAATTAACTAACAGTTGCTCTCCACTATCATTCAATGCCTGTATGTGCTTATATTTACTGTCTATAGGGAGAGAGTTGTAGATGTCCATTGCATCCCCATACTCGCGAATTAAGTCTAAAGCACGTTTAGGGCCAATACCAGGAATACCTGGCACATTATCTCCTTTATCTCCAGTAAGACACTTTAAAGAAATATATTCTTCTGGGGATACGTCATAATGTTCGTTCCAGTTATCTACTGTAACTTCCTTTCTTGTTACATAGGAGAATCTTCCAACTCTTTCATCTATTAACAAGTCCCAGTCTCGGTCACTAGAAATAAGCCAAATATCTCCAAGACCATACCTAACTCGATTTTTTACTAAGTGAGCTGCCAAGTCGTCTGCTTCTACACCTTCATAGCGAAGAATGGGGAACAAATCTCCTAGAGCCTCTAAAGTATTTTCAAACTCTTCAAAGAACTCAAGAAACGCTTGTTTTTCAGCTTCTGACTGGTCTGCATACTTATCTTTACGGTTCTGTTTATAATCAGCACAAATCTCTTTGCGATAAGAGGAAGAACCTTTATCGGCAGTAATAATTACATTACTACAGTCATACGAACGCGCAAGTGACTCAACTGTTCTAATATAATCATCGCAAAAATCTGTTCTGCCTTGGTGCTTCCATCTAAATGCTAAGTTTAGTGCATCGACTATCAATGTAGCGTTTCTACCTGATCCAGTTATTTTATCTGAAAAACTAAATGCCATTTATTGTGTTCCTATAAAATTTATTTCTTCTTGCTTTAACCAATCTTCAGCTATCATTATATAACATTTTAGCCAAGAAATAAAGAAATATTTTAAGCATTTCTCAGGTTTTGCCCTTGTAACTACGAATACCTTAGACCTATTGTACTTAAAAAATAAGATTGGTTCTTGACCTCCGTTCTTGGCTTGAAGCTCAACTTTAGTCCACCATCTAACTAGATTATTCGTTTTTTCAGCTGTAAACATTTTATCATTTAAAGGAGACTCTGAATAGTTTTTTACTTCTATACAGTATATATTTTTCTCGTTAGGAACATATAAATCTCCTTTTAAATATTCGAGAGCACCCGAAGCGGGCACTCTCTCAAATTTAAGTCCTGTGTACTCACGAAGCATATCTCTAACTAAATACTCTCCACGAGCACCTTTTGCTCTACTATCTACCATATTATTCTAATACACTTATACTGCCTTTCTTTGTAATCTCAATTTTTTCTAGCAGAGGGTGAGTCCAGCCGTGACTTACTACATAAGTATTTAGCTCTTCTTCTCCAAGTAATACTTCTACAAGTTTTTCTCTGCCTGAATCATCGAGTACATTGATTACTTCATCTAAGAATAGTATATTTAATTTAGACTTCGATATACTACTCATTAACTTACGAATAGCTATAAGAGTCGCAGTATTAACTCTTGCTAGCTCACCGCTCGATAAAGCTAATATGTCAATAATATTTCCATTATCAGTTACTTGCACATTTAACTTATCGTTTGATACTACAAACTCTAAAGTGAATCTGCCGTCTGATAATTCTCCAAGATACGAGTTTACTAACTCTTCCAACTCTTTTACTAAGTTTTCTATTTTATATGCAAGCAGTCCGTTAGTACTAAATGCTTTTTTCAATATCTCTAAATTAGAGTGCAACTCTACTCTTTTTGCTAGAGAAGCCTCTGCTTCTGATAGTTGGTCTAGAAACTCTTGAGTTTGTTCTTCTATTACTTGGATTCTTGTGTTTCTTCTTGTTCGTTTTTCATTCTCAGCTGAAATATCTTCCAGTTGTGCTCTAGCCTCTGATATTCTATTACGCACTCCTTGAATCCTACTATCAAGCTCATTCCTATCCACTTGAGTCGTCGGAAGAGTCCTATCAATAGACTTATAAGTCCTTTCCCAATTGCTTTGAATATTTGCTTTGCGCTCATACTCTGAATTGTTTCTTTTAATTCTTTCAATTTCTGGAGTAATTTCATTTTTTAATTTCTCTGTGGCTTCTTTAGCCTTTGCCGTTTCAGTATTTATTAAATCTTGCTTGAAATCAGCATCTATTGATTGTTCACAAGTAGGACAATTATCTCCTAACCCTTCTAACTTTTTAAGTACAGCATTAGAACTAGCTATAGTTCCCTGAAGGCTACCAGCCTCGGATTGTAGAGAATCATAAGAAAGAATTTCAGTTGCAGATATTGAATTAGCTTCGTCAATATTAATACCTCTCAGTATTTCTATTAACTTATTGTTTTCTGAAATTTTCTTATTTTTTTCCGAAATATTTTGAAGTTCTATCGTAAGAGAACTAAGTTCTTTCTCATCTTCTTCCGTGTCAATTTTAATTTCCAGCAGAGGAAGTATGGAAGTATCACTCAATTTATTTTCAGAAAGCCACTTTTCAATAGTCGCTATTTTTGACTCTACACTTGTTACTTCTAGCGAAGTATTTTTTGATGCTTCTTTAAATACTTCAAATAACTTAACATACTCTTCCAGATGTAACAAATCTATTAAAAATTTCTTACGATTTGTATCTGTAGCAGTTAAGAACTGAAGGCTACTATTTGTATTTTGATAGACTAATTGACTAAAAGTTTTGAAATCAATTCCAAGAATTTCTTGAATACTCTTGTAGGTATTTGTAGCTGTATGGCTAGAAATATCTACTCCATTCTCTTCTAATTTTACCTTTATATTTGTCTTTCTATTAATAGTAATCTCATATAACGACTCTTCTTTTTGAAATGCCAGATAAATATCATAACCATTATTTACATAACGATTTGGAATATCTGCTTTTTTAATTCCTTTTGAGTTTTTGTTATAAAGGGCTTCTTCAATAATCAACGGAATGGACGATTTGCCCATTCCGTTTGTTCCGACTATTTGAGTAAGCGTACTACTACTTAAGTCTATCTCATTATCTGCTCCGTAGCTAAAACAGTTATTCCATTTGAGAGTTTTGAGAGTAATCATTAAATGTGCTCAATATTCCATTAATTTTTTCGTCACTTATTCCTAGTATATAACGTAAGTACTCTGAGAGTTCTTCAGCTACACTCATATCTTTGTCAATTATGAGAGTAGCTTCTGTATTTCGCTTTACAACTTTTTTATCGAGCAACTCTGAGTTTTTTACGGATGCTAACTCTTGTATATCTCCTTCTATTTCATAGATTGTATGATCATACTCTGTAGGTATCATATCTTCTGGAGAGCTTACGGTTTTACGAATTAGCTGAGGAAGATTGAACTCTTCCCAAAGCCAGTTCCAAGAGTTTTCATCAATTAGTAGATACCCCGTTGAGACCTTATTTCTATGAAAAGAAGTAGTCATAGGACTGCCAGGATATACTATATTTCTTTGAGTATTTGAATGTGCGTGTAAGTCGCCTGCAAATACTACTGGAAACTCTGATAAATCATCAAGATTAATTTCAGGCTTTACATGAGGAGGAATTTCTCCTCTCACATGAGTAAACAAAGGCTTATCTTTGTTAAAGTGATCTACTATACCCTTTTTGTGTAATTCAGTATAAGGTAGTATTCCAAAGCCTAAGTCTTGGTCTATATAAGAAATATCAATTATTGTTACTAGGGGATTAATATCTCGTGTTACTTGTTTTAGCTGACTAAAAAAGGTCTTATTCTTTTTAGTAGCTTCGTGATTCCCATCGTAGATAATGGTTGGAATCTGTACTCTTCGAATAAACAAAAAGTACAGTTCCAGCTCTTCCATAGTAGGCAACCTATCAAAAAGGTCGCCTCCTATGATGTGCATTGTGCATTCTTTTTCTATTTCTCTGATTTGATCAAAGAATAGCTCATATCTATTCAATGCCCAAGGCACAGGCACATTTTTCTGTCCTAACTTAATATGCCAGTCTGCAGTGAATAATATCATCCAACATTAAACTCTTCTTCAATGCTTTCATCAATCTGCTCTTGAGACGGAGCACGAAGACGGTCAAGAAGCTCTTTTTGAGCATCTGGAGTAGGACGAGGCATTACTTCATCCATTGACTTCAGTTCTGCAATAGCATCTCGTTCTGCACTATCAAGAGGACGAGACTTACATTTTAGAACTTGCAGTTGATATTCTACGTTGTAGGGAAGAGGGCCAGTCTTAACTCGCTTAAAGCAAACATCCCAGCCAGTTTCTACATCAGTAGGATCTCCCAAATCTTCTGCAGCAGTAATAATTTGCTCCCACAGCTTCTTCTTCAGGTTTACTACTTTTACTTTGCCATCTGCGGGGTCGATACACTGAGTGGCATAGCTCCAGCCACACTT